TCATGGCAATCTAAACAAGTTGCTTGGAACTCTGCTGTTCTTCAAGGAAGATATCCTGATGTTATAGGAGGGAACCAACGAGGCTTTGTTTTGGTTTTCTCACAACTACAAAAAAACGGTCAGAATGTTCCTAGCATACCTATTTCGAATATTACAACGGCGTCATATACAATTTTTGCTCCTGATCATAATTTTACTAATAATCAATATGTTATGTTCACAGGAATCCAAGGGGTTGTTAGCACCAATACAGGTGGGACCCCAAATGATGTTATTTATAAAGTTAGTCAAGCTGCTGTCGATACATTTGTCGCAGTCCCTGTAAATCCACTTTTAGATGTCTGGTCTGGAACGTATACAGGTGGAGGAGTAATTACGCATATTCCAAATATTGCGATTAAAACAAAAGAATTTAACCCTGCATTCTTAGATGGAAAATCGATGCGTGTGAATTACATCGAAATGTATATCGACAGGACAACAGATGGTGAAATCACAGCTCAATTTTTCACATCTGACAATACATCAAATCCAGTTGAAACAGTCACAATTTCAACAGCGCCAGAGCCGATGCCAACTTACCAAACTCCAAGTCCAAGTACGAATTTCGGATTGCAGCAAAATAAGATTTGGCATCGTGTTTATACGAACGCTTATGGATCATTTGTTCAGAATCTTTTCACTTTAGACGACACTCAAATGAGGGATTTAAGCATCGCAACATCAGACATTACAATTCATGGATTGATCTATTACGTTTCATCAACTGGCAGGATTTCATATGACCTTTGATCCTTCCAATTCACTAGCGCCTTATTTACAGACGAGTGTCTTTTTCCCGGATGAATTTGATGAATTTAGAGTTAAATTCTTAGCTCTTTATAGAGATATTGCAAGCAATGTGAATGTTAGACAAATTGGGGTTTTTGATTTAGAGGAATTTCTTACAGGAGAACGCTGGTTCATTTCTGGTGATCCTCAAAAGAAAAGACAGACATTTCGGAAAGTATTTGAAGGGGGGCCTTATGCTGCTGGGTCTGTCAATATCATTCCTCATGGAATTACAGGGATCGTTGAATTTACCCATATATATGGAACAGCAATTACAGGAACAGCTGGAGTGGGAGGTTTTATCTCATTGCCGCTGCCCTATGTCAACATTACGGCTATAACAGCTTGCATAGGATTAGAAGCTGATCCTACGAATATTTATTTGGCTTTAGGAGCAACTGGTCATAATATAACTAGCGCTATTATAGTTTTGGAATATTTGAAGAACGCTTGATGAAGGGGTCGAACCTTCGACAAAAGGATTAACAGTCCTTTGCTCTACCTCTGAGCTAATCAAGCATTGCTAGCGAAAGGACTTGAACCCTCAGCCGACCACTTACAAGGCGGTTGCTCTACCATTGAGCTACGCTAGCAAAAGTTCAAAATAAATCAGAATGCGTGCCCAGTCTACAAAAAATTACATGAGTGTTAGTTTTCTTATAAACAAGTAGCCAATCAGGCTCAATATGACATTCCCAGAAACCTTTGTATTCCCCTAATAATTTGTGATTTTTGTTTTTCATTGGAAGTGGGATTTCATCTATCAATATTTTACAAATGATGGTCAATTTCTTAAGATCCTTTCCTCTTTTCCTATCCCTTTCTAATTCTTTTTGAAATGTTTTTTCGTATATTGGGATGAGCATTAAAGCCCCAATTTATTGCAAAAATCTTCAAAATCCTTGCATTCAATCAGGTCAACTTTATCTTCCACATTTTTCATTATTCTCAATGTTTCAGCATTTGGGGAATTCCTACTGTATAAATTATCTTCTATAAATTCTTCTACAACTTCCCGCATACTTTTTCCTCTAAGAGCAGCTAAGGCTTTTAATCTTTTATGAGTTTCTTGACGTAGATCTATTGTCATTCTTGAAAAGTTGCTTTTGATTCCCATAACGTCTCCTTTTGACCGTAAAGATACCAGATTTAAAGAAATAAGGAAAACAAAATCAGATTTACTAGGGATAAAATAATTTCTTACATGCTACAATGCAGAAAAATAGGTAATCTATGGCCGCTATCCTTGCTACTCTTCTTCCAGCATTAATTTCAGGCGCTTTTGGAGCTGCATCCGCTGCAACTTCTAAAAAACCAGGTCTTAAAAAAATCCCGACAATGTCTAAACCACAAGAAGGATTGCAAAATCAAATCTTGCAAATGCTTCAAGGGCAATTAGGCCAAGGCGGTTCTTTTGGCCAAGCTCAAAACTACCTTCAAAATCTATTATCCGGAAGTCCTGAATCAATGCAAGCATTTCAAGCTCCAGCAATGCGTCAATTCAATGAGCAAATAGTTCCTGGATTAGCTGAAAGGTTTTCAGGCTTAGGAGCAGGCGCACAGAGCTCTTCTGCATTTCAACAGGCATTAGGTCAAGCAGGAGCAGGTCTTGCTGAGAATCTTCAAGCTTTAAGATCTGGATTACAAGGCGGAGCCGCACAGAGTTTATTAGGACTCCCAGGACAATTTTTAGGTTCAGCTTTCCAAAGTCCATTCGCTTATATGCAAAGACAGGGTGGTGGAAGATTGTCAAATATTTTAGGAGCATTTGGACAAGGAATAGCTCCAGGAGCAGGTCTATTGAGTGGATATGGAGCACAAAAATGGTTATTCCCAGATTCTCAGCCTCAACAACAATCCCCATTTTAGGTTAAATATGGTTCAAATATTTCAGCAATTACCGGATCCAGGCGTTCAATCGGCTCAAGCAATAGCTCAACTTTTTGGTGGAGGATTGAGTCAGGGAATTGGTGCAGGACTTAGTGCTATGCTAGAAGAGAAAAAACAACAACAAAAGACTAAAGCTTTATTTGATGCTTTAGGGTTAGGACAACCCCAAAAGATGAATCAATCTGCTGAAATCACAAATCAAGGTAAACAAATTCAAGGCGGGAAATTACCTCAACTTACTCAAGAACAAATTTTAGCTGCATCTATTCAAAATCCAGGTTTAGCTCCAACTTTAAGTGCAATTTATAAAAATCAGCAAAAAGAGTCAGCTGAATCACAGCAAAAAGAAATAGGTCAATATTCATTAGACCGAATGGCAAAAATTGTTGATGAAGGAAAGATTGGACTTGGTTCGAAAATAAAAGCAAAAGCATTTGGTGGGAAAACAGCAGAAGATGTTGGCGAATTTGAATCTTTAAGCGGGGCATTAGAAGCCATGCTCGTTGATAAGGTCAGTAGGGGAACTTTGTCAAATGCTAGATTCAAATATATTACAGAAACTTTGCTTCCTAAGCCAAATGATCGAGATGCAACAATTCGTGGGAAACTTAAAGCATTAGCTAAAGAATTGGATCTAAAAACCCCGGAATTAAAACCATCCACATCGGCAAAAAAAGAATCAAGTCTATCCAAAAAAGATTTTGTTTTGATGCAAGATCCAAATGGGATCATAAGAAAGATTCCTAAAAATCAAGCTATACAAGCGCAACAAGCTGGTGGAAAATTAGTTCAATGACATCTCAATTCGATTGGTCTCAATTTCAAGAAGAAGCCCCAAATTCACCAACGAAATCTTTTGATTGGTCTAAATTTGAAGAAGAAGATCAAGGGCCTTCTCGAACTCGATCATTAATTTCAGCTCCTATTAAGGGAATAGTTAAGGGTGCGGCCGATTTAGCAGCAATGCGAGATCCTGTAGCAGCTTTATTAGGCCTTAATCAAGTCACCCCGCATCAAACTCAAGCAATTGAATCAATTCTTCCTACACAAGAAAACCCAATTGAAAAAGGTCTTGAGAGGGCTGGTAAATTGGGAGTAGCTGCAGTTGGAGGGCCTGAGGCCATTTTAGCTAAATTAGCAAGAGTTGGGGTTGGTGCAGGATTAGGTCAATTAGCAGAAGAAATGGGAGCCCCAGAATTAGTACAAAATTTAGCAGAACTTTCAGCTTTCATATCTCCAACCGGAAAATTTCTTCCAAAAAAATCCCAGAAAGAAGCTGTTGAATTTCTTAGGGCAAAAGGGTTTAGCGATAAAGAAATAACTCCATTACTTCAATCAGAAAAGAAAATTCGAATGCTTTCGAAAGTAGCTGATAAGGGCAAGAAATCAGAAAAGTTAATATCTAATATTTCAGATAAACTGGGTGAAGGCTATGACTTATTAAAAACTCAAGGTTCTGAAAAGTTTTTAAGGGGTTCTGAAGCAGTTGCTTTCGATGATAAATTATCTGATGTCATCAATAAAATTCCTCCTAGATTTTCTAGATTAATTGAAAAAGATGTAGAAGATCTTAGGAATAGAGGGATATCTCAAAAGAATCTAATTGATTTCTACCAAGACATAAATGCCGTTGTCAAAGGACAAGAAGGTGGTAAAGCTGTTTTGGGAATATTGAAAAAACCCATTATGGAAGGTCTAGAACAAATTGATCCTAAATCTGCAAAAGATTTTGTAAAATTAAACGAATTCTATAGTAAAAAAGCAAAATTATC